TCACTGTAACCTGATTTAATTATTTCTATTTCCCAAGTATCTGCTGCTACTAAAGTCATGCGTAAAATTGCGTAACTTTCTGGAGTAGGTGTAGTAAAAAAAGGAACTGGTGTTGTAATACAATTTATCCTATAAACAAAACGTCTAATACCACCGTAACTATTTGTAGCTTGTGCAGCATATGCGTACTTTGCCTTACCTAAAAAGTGTAAATTTTTTGTCTTACTTGATATTAGTACTTGACTATTTCCATTTGTAGCTAAAAATCCATAAGTTGTCATCGCATCAGCACCATTATATAGGTGTCCACATTTGCACCAGTTATATATATAGAACCACTGGCATTAGTATATATAGTGTTTGCATAAAAAGCTTTGTTGAAATCCGGAGTACCCACTAATATTTGAGTAACTAGCATTTCTCTGCCTACACACGAAGCATAAGTGTTTGACACATTAGTATTTGCTAATTTGTAAAAGGCATCTACTTGATTCCAAGTTACGTCAGTACTACTAAACTGTAGGGTACCGTAGTCAAAACCTTTAAACATCCAGTACTGTATGTCTCGTTCTGAGGGAACTACTGGCCCAGCTAAATTATTAGCAAACGCTTTTATTACATTTATTCTACTAGTTCCCGGAGCTTTACTACTAGGTGAGAAATTACCTGTATAAATAGCTTTTCCATTTACTAATCTAGGACTAGATATATATCCTTGGAAATATATAGGTGAAGCTGAACTTTTTTCATGAACTCCTATATAGTAAGATTGATCTATTCTATTCGGTCTAAATACAGTAGGAGCAATAGTTTTTGTAGCAGATACTATTCCATTTACAAATATTCGTAGTGTAGTACCAGTTAAACTAGCTGCAACATGAGTCCAAGTATATGTAGGTGCAGTTCTAGCTCCTGAGTCCATATAACTAGTGGTAACCTCATTTGTTACATATGTAAACTTAAATTCATCTGGAAATACAGTAGGCAGTGGTTCACCATTACTATCTAACTCTGATATGAATGTTCTTTTATAATTAGTAGGATTACCGTCTTCATCTAACGAGCCTCCTATAAATACTGGGGTTACAGTTATATAATTACTTTCATAATCTATGCCAGTTACATACATAGGAACTAAAGCTCCGTAAGCAGCGGGAGGAGTAATTTGAGTACCTACAACAAGTCCTGGAGGTGGAAATGTTCCATATATTGAAAGAATACTACTACTCCACCACCAAGTAGTAAATGTTCTATTAACTGGAGCAATAACTTCTGAAATTAACTGTATAACTCCATTGGATTGATTATGAAATAGTTGCCATGACCCTGGACCATAGTCTCCTGATCCTAGGATACCCCCACCGAATCTAGTAGGGTATATCCACGCTTCAGCACACCAGTTGGTGTTTTGAGGAATTATAAAGTCCCCGCCCCATACTTGAGTAAGTGAGTTAGCCCCATTGTATCCTACTGTACCTAGATAGTTAGGTCTAGGAAAAGTTTGATAAAATGTTTCAGTTCTTTCTAAAGGATTTACACATAATACTGCTGTATTTCCTGTAACATCTTCAGTTATAGTACCATTATCTATTCCTAATAAGAACGCTGTTTTATTAAATCCCGTAGTACTTTGTGTAGATTCTGATGGCGACCCATTTTGGTTAGCTTCTTGTCTTGCAGTTAATGGAGATATAATGCTATTTTGAAACACTCTGTCTGCAATAATTTGTACTTGCCAGGAAGCTGGACCGCTATAATAAAGATTATTATAATACGAATTAAAAGTACTTAAACCACTAATCATCCAGCCACGTATTTCTGCATTAGTAGGAACTATGGGACTAATATTATTAGCTAAAAAAGCATCTATTACCTGTGCTCTAGTTGAAGTTATTCCTGTGTTATCTTCAACCTGCTCTGCCAGGTACTGAGCTTTTAAAGCCGGACTATCTGTGTTTCTGGTTGCTATCCAATCATCAAACCCAGTAGTCAAACCTTTAAAAAACGATAATCCATACGCCATACTATTCCTTTAATTACACGTCAAGATTTCCTAATTGAACCCTTAAAGATCCTGTACTATCAAAAACTTTTATAGCTTCATTAGTAATCTCCATCCTACCTGTACCCGTTCCCCTAATTTTTACATTACCGCTAGTATCTACTGTGAACTTATCTGGTCCAATATTTATTGAACCAGCAATAATATGACCAAGATTTGCAGTAATTGCTGATAAGCTGCCAACTTTTAAATTACTTAAGTAAGGTGCTCTCCAAGTTGTAACTCCCGGGCTGGGTAACGGCTTATATGTACCATCACACTGATACATAAACTGGCCTGCAGCTAATACGCTAGTAGAGTTAAAAGACCAGGTACCGGCACTTGATGTAGGTACTACATCTCCTGCACCTGCTGTAGGTATTGCTGGAGGAGTTGAGCTTGTATTTACAACATAAACTGTTCTGGCCGAATCTCCAACTGGACCTATTCCGCCGTCTTCTTTATACCCAAGCCTGTTAGTTTTTCCTGAGCTCCAAGGAATATTAAATGTAGTAACTTCAGTACTAGGGGCAGATATTGTTACCATTACACTATGTAGTACATAGCCACTGCCTGAAACTGCAGGAGCATCTGTATAATATCCTGCTGGATATACAGTAGTACTTCCAGAGCCTGCTGTAAGCACTTGTGTACTCCAGGTATAGTTAAAAGTTCCTGTTAAAGCAGGCGGTGTACTACTAGTACTCCAACCTGCTGCAGTAATTATGGCTGTTTTGAATGTTACACCATTGTCACCATTTTTACCATTAATTTGCTTAACTAATGTTTGAATTTTGGTTAAGGTTATATTTATGCCACTTAATGATTTACCAGTAATTGTAAAAGCAATACTAGCTAAATTATTAGTTATGTTACTAGCTATTGCTGTTATTGCTGAGACACCGCTAGCTGTTATTGCTCCTGGTGTAACACTTGTTCCAACTGCTGTAACCTTGTAAGTTCCGTCTGTAGTACCTACTCCGTTGTACACTAGCTCACTAGTACCATCAAATACCTGTATTAGCGTACTAGTATTACCAAATCCGCCCGTATTAGGAACTCCTAGGTCATTACATGAAATGTGAGCAGAATCGTTACTAAGGTTTGCTACTACTGCATTAGATCCTTTAAATAATACCAGTAGTTCCTCAAAATCAAACAATGTTGTTTTAGTTGCATTATTGTATAGTCTAGCTATATAACTATATGCTCCAGCATCATTAGGTATTGCACCTATAATACTATTAGCAGTAGCTGAGGTAGCTTCTGACTGTGCATACGCAGCTGTTAAATTGCCCGTATTACTTAAGTTTAGAACAGCCCCGCCAAGTGAACTAGATAAGGTAATTGACTTAGTTACGAGATCTATTGTTTTAATATAATATGTAGTACCTACTGTTATTTGAGGAGGCATCCCTATACCAGAAAATATTATAGGAGTATTAATTGCTAAAGTACTAACACCGCTTAGAAATACTGCATTAGAGTTTACAGAAAGTACTAATAAACTTGCAGTAAATGTTACAAATCCTGTAATAATAGGCGCTGCATTACCTATGGTCTGCTTACCTGTAATTATTACTACGCTATGGGCACCATCTGTCGTGGCCTTATCAGCATTTTTAGTTATTACATTAGCTGATATATCTAAATAATTAAATAAAGCATCTGCGCCTGGGTAAGTTTTGTTAATACTTTGTAGTTTAGAAAGTGTAAAAGGCGTACCAGTTTTACTTGTACCAGTTATAGTATACGTAACTGTTGCTTGATCTACTGCTAAAGCAGAAACATTCCCAGTTATAGCATGCAGAGCATTAACTGCTCTGCTTATACTACCAGGATTAACTCCAGTTCCTGTGGCTGTTACAGTGTAAGTTCCTCTACTACTACCAACGGTATCAAAAGTTAATTCTTCTGCACCTTCATAAACTCGTATTGATGTACCTGTTCCATCATATCCTCCAGATATTACTGTACCTGTATAGCTTACAGAAACTGGGGCCGAGTCATTACTAATTGTAGCAGTAAGTGCATTAGATCCATTAAATACTACTGGTACTGTTTGAGTATCTAGCAGTTGTGCAAATGCACTAGTTCTATCTGCTCTATCATATAATCTGATTGTATATAAACTATTTTCAGAAGTATTAGTTATAGTTGTAGTATAACCATTACTAGTAGAAGCAAAAGCTGTGGCCGATTCTGTTTCTAGATCTCCTGTTACTGTTAGAAATCCATATATACTATAAGTACCTGTACCTACTGTCTTTTTTCCGTATACTTTTATTTGTTGATGTACACCATTTATAAATTTACTAGATGTGCTTTTTGTTATTACTGGAGCACTTAGATCTATAAAATAAACTATTGCAGGGTCTCCATCTACTCCGCTGGAGACTTTAGTTATTGTTAAAGTTTTAAAGATACCTAAAGTTTTAATTCCTGATGCATCATATACAGTAACTAAAAATGTTACTGTTACTGAATCTGCTGTTAGTAAGGTTATCCCACTCAGAGTCCAAGAAGTTGCAGTATTAGTAGTCGGACCTACCGTTCTATAAGGCACAGTTGAATCTATACCAGTATCTGTAACAATTTCAACACTGAAACTATTAGGTAAAGATATTCCTACTAAATTGCCGCCTGATGCACTATAAGCTAATTGTGTACCTGCTCTTACGACTGTGATTGTGGTGCCACTATCATTATAATTATTTATTATGCCAGTGGTAGTAGCGTTTACTATTCCATTAGTTCTAGTAAGCTCAATATTAACAGAGTCTGCATTAGCTTGTTCTAGACTATAGGTTACTAAGGAGTACCCGTATGCGGTATCAATAAAATTTTCACTTACTGCACATCTGAACTGTACAGAGGTAGCTTTTGTTTCACCTACTAAAGAATTAACTGTTTGTGCAGTTATTTCTTTAGTATTAGTACCGGTTTCTGTAGTTACTGAACCACCTACTTGAAGTACTAAATTATTTGTTCCTAGTGCTCCACCAAGAAAACCCCCAGAGATAGTTATTGTATCTCCAGTTTTATAACCAACTCCAGAGTTAATAATAGTTACACTAATATTTCCTGAATAAGAGCTACTTGTATTTATTTTTGTAATTACAAATTTTGCTCCAGTACCTGTACCGCTTGTACTTAAAGGCACTAAATTAGTATATGTTCCAGCTTTGCTAACGCTTGTTCCTGATCCTCCGAACGTTGTAGTTCCTTGTATCAAAGACCCGTCAAAAGCTCTAAAATCAGTAGGGGCAGTATTTAAAGCAAAACTCCAACTAAAAGATGCCGCTGCACTAAATACAATATTAGGTGTGGCTGTTAGAGTTATACTACTAGGGGTAGTTATTCCACCATTTTTTACAGTGATAAAGTTTGTAGCACTTGCAGTTACAGTTACTAAACTAGTTTTATCCCTATAAGGTGCCGATTGAAGGGCTACGTCATTATCATTTAATAAAGTTGACATTAAATTATTACCTCTACAGATATAGTTCCGGATACCCAATTAGGGCTTAAAGATATAACTTGACCATCTTTACCAGAAGTTAAACCAAATCTATTGTGTATAATATTTACAGCTTGACCTAGTTTAAGGGATAATAGTTTGCTAGTACCTGTGAAAGAGTAAATAATTCTTGGTACTTTCCAATACGAGTTAAGACTTTGAGCTAATGCTGCAGAGTGTGTTCCTCTAATTAAAGCAGTTTCAAGTTGAACTGGTGTAGAATCTAATTTATAATCAGATTGAACTGTTGAATCCACAACAGTATTTGAAAGCCAGGGCTCTTGAAATATTTTATTATGATTAGCTGGAAGTGTGGATGCTAATGTTGTTTGTGGTGTATAATTTCTGCAATAGGCCACTTTAGTAGCTGCCATAACATTAGTTTTACTAGATATTTGTAAAGAATGATGTAATATATCGTTATCAGTAATATACACTTTATCGTCTGAAGTAGGTGTTCCAAGCTGTAATAACTGTAATAATCCTGTGCGATTCATAAATAGATTAGCATTAGCACTATTAGCAATGAATCTACATGCTTGAAGTGTATTAGTTCTATCTGTTATAGCAATACCAACAGACTGCGTATTAGCAGTAGCAAAACTACTAAAATTAACTAAATCAATGTCTGAGGGAGATAAACGTACAGAAGCTAATCCATATTGAGTAACTATAAGAGCAATTATATTAGCTATATTATTTACGTATGTGCCTTCTACTAGTTGACCAGTACTAATATTAACTGATCTTTTAGCACCTTGTATACTAGCAGTTATTGTCCCACTTGGTGGTTTAGTTAACTTAAATTTACCTGTAGTGTAATTAATAGTAGCACCTTGAGGTCTAGGTACTCCAGTAAGAGTATATACGCTTTGATCTGTATATATTGGCACTCCATTATCTCTTATCTCAATTACTAACTCTGCGCTAGATACTCGGGCTTCTGCTTGTACTGTTGCAGTAGTAACTGCAGCAGCTGTAGTTAAAGACACTACTGAACCACCACTAGTTGTAGATACTGTAAAAGTGGTATCACTATTAATTGTTTTAATATAGTAAGTAGTACCCGCAACTAGTCCACCAAATACCGCAGTAGCAGGTGTTAGTCCTGTTCCAGATACTACTACAGTAGCTGTGAATACTACGGTTGCATTAAGTACAAAACCTTTAGTACTTGTGCAAGTTATTAAATTTGTACCCGCTGTTGTGGCTTTAATATTTGTTCCAACATTAACATCATGAAACATGTACTCTAACTGACTTGGATCTACTAATATAGGGCTGATATTAAAAACTTCACCAAAAACTAGTGGGCGTATAGAGTCTTGATTACTTTGCCCTTGGCCCCAAGTACCGTTAGTACCTAGTTTATTATCTGTTAAAGGCTCATTTAATCTTTGTAATTTATCACGTACTTTAATATTAAGTACGTCTCTGCCACTAGAATCTATATCAGATATAATGCCGTCAAATATTTTTTGGAAGCCGCCGGTGGTTGTATCGTGAATATCGGTAAGTGTTTCTAACTGCCATCTTGGATCGCCAAGATATACTTTAATAGGTCTATTTGTCCAAATAAACTTAGT